CAACAGTCGTGACCATCAGGGCCTATTCCCAAGGCCACCCAAGGGCGTCCCCGTTTTTTGATGATTGAATCACCTAAGATTTTTAAATCGACGCGGGGTGTAATAGTCGTTTGGGAATCTTTTGTTAACAATGTCGGCATATGTCGCCCTACCTGAAACTTGTGCTGTCGTTATTAAAGCACTCGTAAGGGTCAGTGTCAATGGCGGCGACATTTGAGGCTTCGTTACATCTTTTGCCAAATATGGCCTATAAACCAACGTCACTGGTTTCAAACTTCCCCTGACCGACTCCAGATACTCGGCCACATGGTTGTTGGTGTTGTCGATTGCCACGTCCAGCGACTGCGCCCCCGTATCCGATGATTTAGGTAATTTGAAGTCGAACGCCAACGGCTGAAAGTCAACCCATTGCCCAGTTTCTAGACAAGCTGTGAATTCGATTTGGTCACGTACAATAAAGATCGATTCTTTGTCTGGATGCCTGATTTCTAAGGTATCCACCAAGGTTTCCCCTGATGGACAGATAGAATAAGCCTCTTTAATTGCGTCAGAGTACCCGTTGTTCATATTATAAGAACCTCAATACCAAGTATGAACTAGATCGACCAGACCCTAAAGACACCCGCAATTTTCGGGTCGGCAGTTTGCTAAGTAATGTCACATTCGGCGATTTTTCAACGATTTCAAATTTTCGGCCCATCAATTCAGGAGGGACGTCCACCGAGACTGACCCACTAATATGCCAATCTAGGAACAAGTAATCCCCCATCGATGATTTCACCATATACTGGCAAGTGGTGTTCGGGTTCCTTTTGAAATAATTGCGATATCCGACAACGGAATAGGTGTCGCCCTTGTTCATCGGTATCACGCCCTTATCCACTAAATAAGGATAAATTTTAAGGGATGATGACGGAATATAAATATATTTACCAGTGTTGTTGGACCTCCTCACACCATCGGACGAGTCCAAAACAGGCAAATACCCGATGGCCATGCCGTAAGAATCGCCCATCTGAACAACTCGGTCTGGTATATTGGCCCCCTGTTCAGAGTTAGAGTTATCAATATAGATATTGGACACTGGTTTCATCGCACCAGACACGTTGACCATCGAGGCAAAGTCATACGTCTTCCCGTCCAATAAATATGGAACGGTCTTGGGAATATAATATAACGAACCCCCCGTGAACCCCACTATGACAGATTGAACGGCCATAATATCCGTCAAGGAGCAATCATTAATAGCAGAAACTTCCACCTCTGCAGTGATGCCGCCCCTGTTGTCGATCACATAGTTGTTGCATATTCCGACCAACGATCTGACATTATTATATGACGTGAATTCGACCCCTATGTTATCTATATGGGCCTGCACCATGCCTTCTCTATCTAAAACTTCGTATGACTCCGACACTACTACTCTGACGGAATATGGGAGATATCTGTCCTCTGGTGCAACCGCCACATTGTCACATATTACATCGTATTTATGTGCCTTGACCGACGGATACCACTGGCCGCTCACAGATGATTCGGCGATGATGTTCGACCCGTTTGCAGCCCCTGAAACGTGGATAAACTCCAGACCCCCCACATTGTCGTTTGACGTTCTCCTGACCATGCAAATCGTATCGGCATCGGGTATTCTTACAATTACACACTCAATACCAGAGTATGACCAGATAGAACCTAAATCTGCATTTGTTTTACCATGAGAAGGACACGTTAAAATTTTCAAGTGCCACCCGTGATTCGCCCCCACGGTGGCCGAATTAATCCGTATAGGGGCAACATCGTCGCTATAAGTTTTAGTGAACCCATTATCGATTGTTACAGACTCGAAATTGATCACAGAATTGCGTTTGAGGTCACTTATTTTGTCGCATTTCAAAACATGTTTTACCGAAAATTCCCCCGACACGTCCACTTCCACCGTATCATTCAAGAATTTCATTTTGGATTTGGTAGAAACTTGGCCTATTAGCGATTCCACTGGCGGGTAGATTGAATCTAATTTGATCCTTTTACCTGCGTCACCATCTACATAAGCAGTGGCATTAATGCCTAATTCTACTTGCACATCAGAGAAATATTGAGCGCTTTCACGATATAAATTAATAACCATGAATTTCGCGCCAGTAGGGGCGCGCACAGTTTTGGTGACATACGTCGGAGCATGGTACTCCAACGGGGCCAGAGGTGTAGTATTGCTTGAGAAGAATGAAATTCCCCCATATCCCAACGACTTGAAGGATATAGTATAGTACTCCCCCTCCACCACAGGAATATATCCACTGGCCCCCCAATTTACAGCCTGCCTTAATTGACCCGAAGTATTTAAATACCAACCATGTTGGATATCCTTTTTCTTGAACAGGTTCTTAGACGAATCAACTGGGTCTATCTCATAATCTTTAGGGTCGTCTATCCCCTCGATCGCTTCTTTTTTAATTGTATAATAATCATCCCCCGAAACATATCCTGTGAACGATTCACCCTCTTCCAGCATAATACTCGAATAGGTAGGAGCATTTTTCGACGACACATTGATGACAATATATGACATTCCTGCGGGAACTGTCACTGTGACCCCAGTGTTGGGTTGTGGAATGGTGGCGTATCCCACCCCCTGAGCACCGTCTATATTGGAATCAAAGAACGCGTACGCCCCACTTCCAAAGACACCACTTATAGTGTACTTCGCACCTGCGGTCACTGGAATATGTTCAGTCACGGCCCACCCAACATCGCTGGTAGACGCTACTTTCCCTACAGTACTAAGGAACATCCCAGTCCTGATATTGGACGTTTTGATTTTGTTCTTTGTATCACCCGCCCTTTTATTTTCATAATCTTTAGGGGCCGATATTTTCTGTTCCACAGAGCGGCGGACCTCATCCAAATCCGCTTTTATCAGTGACTTGCTCCACGGAGTCCACGTACTTGTCCTGAAATCCCATTTCCTTTCGAAGACATATGACGTATCAGATGATTGGGGAATGTATTTTTGGACTGCATATGTAACAGCTCCAGTAGAAGAACTCTTAAGGGCCGACACTACTAAAAACCCTGCGTCCATTACAGGATAATTTCTTGCAGCAGTAGCATTGGATGAACCGCCCTGATAATACGTCCCAGTGGTGGTCACAGTATTTAAATTGTTCGTACCTAAGGAGAAGTCAGTCACCCTAGGATTGGCAGCAAGAGTAGCGTTAACGGTATCTATCGCTATTTTTGATGGATTCCACTGGGCCAGAGTCCAAGACCCAGATTTCTTCACGTAATAACCGTTATTTGTTGATGTTGAATCACCATACACAACAGCGAATGAATTGTCTGACAATGATGAAGCGGTCATCAGGGCTTTGGTTTCGAACAAGCTAGCATTATTAACGCCTATAGCACCAAGATAGGTGCTCAGAGCGGTTTCAATGTGTTTAGTTACGGACGGCTTTACCACTCCCCCGAGAGTAATATCGGTGTTTCCGTCACCTAACAAAATCGTATTCAGAGCGGTGATCGCCTTGCTAAGCTCATTTAATATCTCTGTTGGGGTCATACATAATTCCTCGTATAATATGAATCTATTTGGGCGGACAATGCCAAGGCGAACGATTCTGGGTCTTCAAATATGATTTCCAATAACTTTTCATCACTGATTTTAGGATATGGATACACTACACATTCTACAGAAACCCTCCAATTGCACTCTTCGTGGGAGAAGCTTGGGTCCCCGACAAATTGTACCACGTGGAGGCCAGTTTGTCCACCACCCCCACTGGACATATCTATTTGGAACATATTACAACCCGCGTCTAAATCATCCTCCCACCACCTAACAAACACGTCATACTCTTCTGGCGTAAACAACCATTCCATATTTACTTCTTTCACCGTGGTTCGACCAATTTTGCGCCTGCGGCGGCGGCCGCTAGTAAATTGAGTCGTCTGGGTCGGTGCTCTATGTGTCCCAGAAAAGTTGGCCTGCGGATTGGGTAATACCAGAGGATAATTCGCGTAATCTACCGTTTCCATTATCCGCCCCTCCTCAATCCAAATGAGCCTTGCATTGCTTTGGTTACGTCGCCTTCACCGCGAGAAATACCGCCTGCGATCGCCTTCTCAGCCCTTGATATTACTTCTTTAATGACCATTTCAATATCACCATTCGCATTTTGAGATGTTTCGACTTTCACGGGAGCATTGTTGTGTACGGTCACATTTACTTGATTCCCTGTTCCACGTGAACCCATCATACCTGCAGTCTGTTGGCGTGATGTCACGATCGCAGGCCCTTTAACCAATTCTGGGCCGCGTTCGCCTACAATACCATATTTGCCAGAGGGAACCATACCACCACGGTCAAACAGGCCCGCAATGCTTGTGCCGATAACAGTACCGATACCCGCATAACCCAAAGCACGTACAGCCATAGACAGAGGAGGACCCACGGCTGGACCTAATTCAAGCGCTTTAGCCGCACCCATTTCAGTAGAAATGATCATTTGAGGGATGGCTGCAGCTTTCTGCGCCATGATCATTGCTTTGTATAGGAAGTTGGATTCTTTACCCGCATCGGCCAACATGCCAGTGATTTCGCCCAGACCCATCGACATTGTACTGGCGATAGTATCGACTTGGCTCAGCATCATATAATTCAAATTTGCTTTGTGTTGCTCCGCTAATTTGGCAGTCAATTCACCCTTTTCGATTTCCGTTAATTCAGTGGCTCTGAGGATTTCTTGGCGACGGCGCTCATATGAATTGATGATTTCTTGCTCTTCTGAAATCAGACCCTCCATTAATGATTG